CGGTGGTTGGCGACGGTATCATTGGATTCAGCCCGTCGATTATCGCGTCGATTGCCGTCAACGTCTCGAATGTGACTACGGGTCATACGGTTCAGGCGACTGCCGTAGCGACTATGATTGACGGGCGAACCGCCGACGTTACCATGCAGGCCGCATGGACATCCGGCACCCCGGCCAACGCCACCGTGTCCGAGTCGGGTGTCGTTACCGGCGTCAAGGCGGGCGCGTCCGATATCACCGCCACGCTGTTCGGCGTATCCGGTAAGAAGAGCGTGACCGTGACCGCGTGATATAATGAGAGGGTGGCCGGCTGGCTACTCTCTATCACAGTGTGATACAGGACAGTGCCCGGAGCGCAAGCCACGTGAGCGCTCCGGACACTGTGACAGTCGCCTAATCTGCGACATAATAAAAGGGAGTGTTTCACGTGAAACACTCCCTTCTTTATGGAAGGGATAGTATGCTGAGAGATATCAACCCTAACGTCGAGGCGACGTTTAACTGGGCTCAATGGACGCCCAACACGTCGCTGAAACTCTGTAATGTGCCGTGGGATAGTAGTTACCGTGACCTAGCCCGGTTCGAGTCACCGCAGAAACAACAGGAATGGTTTGACCGACGGCCCGGCATTGACAGGGTGCATGGAGTCATGCACATGTTCGGCCAACCCGTGCGCGTCGAACTGCCATTTAACGAGGCGTCCAACTACAACTATGTCGTGGTGTATAACGATTACCCCGACTTGGAGGTGCCACGGTATTGGTATTATTTCATCAACCACGTGGATTACATCAATGCGTACACTACTCAGCTCACTGTACAGTTGGACGTTTGGCAGTCGTTCCAGCATGTACTTAGGTTTGGATCATGCTATGTGGTGCGAGGCCATATCGGCATTGCCAACGAAAACCAGATGACCGATTATGGTCGCAGTTATCTTGCACTACCCGAAGGGCTGGACACCGGTAGCGAAATGGTGACGGTAAACCAACAGTACAAGTCTCTTATCAGCATGGACGGGAGAAATCTGAATTACGGCGTAATAGTCGTGAGCACGGTAGATTTGTCAGCGGACGCGGGCAATCAGGAAAAACCGTCTCTCACTACTGCGGGCGGCTCTCTGTTTGAGAACATGGCTAACGGTGCTGAAATACTGTACTTTAAGGACATCCAGTCTATCCGAGTGTTTATGGGAGTGGGCTCTACTTTTTCATGGATAACACAGGGTATTGTAAACATGTACATGATACCCTCTTTAGACGATGACTTTCTTAAGCAATCCGGCTATGTCGTAGATAAGCTGTTTGGGAAAACACTCCCTTCGGAATTAAATAATCGTATCTACCGTTTCCCCCGGTCGGCCACAAATGCGCCCAGCAGGTATGAAGACATTATTACCATTAATGATTTTCGTGATAATTTTAATATCCCTAAACGTTATAAAAACCTTAAAAAACTCAAATGCTACCCCTATTCTACTGTTGAATGCACTTGCTTGAATGGCACTAATATCACCTATAAGCCCGAAAATATCCAAAGCGATAATCTGGTTATTAGAGCGGTGCATAATTACGCGCCCAATGGCGCGCGCTTGAACTTTTACCCGGTTGGGTACAATAAGGCGGGTGCAAGCGAGATCGCTCCTCTTGATAAAAACAATGGGTTACCCATTGATAGCGGGGAAATGTTGGACGCCGCGTTTGGCATCAGCAATTTCCCTCAATTTGTGATAGTCAACAATGGTGCCCAGTTGGCAATGGCAAACAGTGCCTACACTCGTTCCTACAGTCAACAGTCCGCTGACTGGGCGTACCAAAAAGCGCAGATGGGCATCAGTCAGTCTCTTGCGGCCACGGCCATGCAAAACCAGTACAACACCCAAGCCAACAAACTCGCTATCGGCAACCGCAACGCCAATAACGCGATACAAGCAACCTCGCTTAACACCAGTCTGGACAACACAACGTATATCAACAATCAGCGAGCTGACCTCGCACAGCTTAATAACGTGGTTAACGGCGTGGTCGGGGTGGCGGGCAACGCCGCTTCTGGCAATGTCGGGGGCGCGGTATCGGCATTAGGCGGTGCGGTTATGAATGGTGTCAACACTGAGGCAAACCGCAGTATCAACAATACCGCCGCCCAACTTTCCACGGCGAACTCGCTGAGTACCAACGCGGCCACAACAAGTCAGGCCAACACATACGGCTCTCAGACTACAGCGCTTTCAAACCAGTTGGCCCAAAATATGGCGGATATGAACGCGGATTACGCTCAACGTTCCGCGTTCGGAGACTATCAAAACACCATTGCGGGTATCAATGCACAGGTACAGCAGATGCAATTAACACCCCCGACCACCTCCGGCGCCATCGGCGGAGACGGTTTTAACCTCGCAAACGGTATTGTCGGGGTGTTGGTTCGATTTAAGACGTGCGCACCCTCAGCTCTGCGGAGCGTCGGAGAGTACATGTTGCGTTACGGGTATTTTATCCAGCGTTTCATCACGCCGCCGCAATCGCTGGAATGTATGACAAAATTCACTTACTGGCAGATGCAAGAGTGTTACGTGCGAGGTGATTTGCCCGAGCAGTATCGGCAGACCATTAAAGGCGTGTTCGAGTCTGGGGCTACTATATGGACTAACCCGGATGATATCGGCGTGACCGATTGGGCGGATAACGACCCATTGCCGGGCATCTCATTCTAGTGCTATACTAGAGGCATGTCTAGGTCGAGGAAAAATCAGAATCGTAGGGGCGGCGCGTTGCATCCGCGTGGCAATTACGCCAAGGCGCGCGCCGCCGACCTTGACGCAATGTACTATCACCTGTTGACTGAACTGGCACTGAACCGGCTCAGCTGGCGGGGATTGCCGCCCACCGTGGATGAACGATGGCTGGAAATGTGTCTGTGTGAATACGGTTGCGCGTTGTTTTTCGAGGACAAACGTATAGGCCGGTTCCTCGTAACGCAGGCCGGGTATCAAGGCCGGTTGAACGTGTATAATAATCCGACGTGTTTCGAGCCGGTCGGGGTCAACTATCATTACAAGCAACTCAAGGCGGGCACGGAGTGCATCCCCATTTGGGATAATCGTATGCGCATGAGTTTCAAGGATATTCTATGGCAGTATGCGCGGCGTCTTGCGGACATTGACAAGGCGTATGATGTGAACTTGGAGAGCCTGAAGCTTCCGACCATTATCACCGCCGACCCGCGTACCAAGCTCACCGTACAGAACATGTTGCAACAGCGGCAGGACGGGCAGGATTATATCATCGGCTATGATTCGCTTGACCCCGGTAGCATGTTCCAGCCGTGGCCCAACACCACCCCGTATCTGCTGGACAAGTTTATCCAGCAAAAAGCGCAGGTGACTAATGAGGTGTTGGGGTATCTCGGTATCCAGTCTTCCGGCACGGAGAAAAAAGAACGGCTCATATCGGATGAGGTGGCGCAAGCCAACGAGAAAACGGACTTGTTCCGCCTGAGTTTCCTCAAGGCCCGGCAGGAGGCGGCAACCCAAATAAACCGTTTGTGGCCATCTCTTAATGTCTGGGTTGAGTATGCGGACGTGCAAAGCTCCGGCGTACCCAACGCACTGGACTCCAGCGCGACCGGCACGACTGATATTGATATGCCCGCCTCGTATGACGCGGGTATCGGAGGTGTATTGTGAGGCCACATATGGCACAGAGTTTTAGCGCCTATGCAATGGCAACGCCCGGAGAGTACACCGAAACCCTCGGCAACCTCATTGCGTTGGGATACGATACGGACGCCAAACTGCATCTGAGCGCCGACTATTACCCGATTTACGATGAATCACATCGCGCCGAACTCAACGAGAAAATCATCCGCCATTACGCGCTTCGGGAAATCGGACAGGAAACCGCACAACAGTTCATCTTCTACCTGGGGATGACGATGGCGGAAATCATGCCATATTTTAATGAGCGCTACAGGACGCTAGCGTTGAAATATGACCCATTGAACACTATGGAAATTGTCAGTGAAAGCCTGTCCAATACTGTAGCCCAGTCCAGCGGCAAAACCAGCGCCTCTCAGGATAGTGCGACCCGAAGCTCCTCGGACGGCACCAGCTCAAGTAGCACCAAGTCCCAGTCTTATGACTCGGAAGTGCCCGCAACCGGCGTGCAAGGTGATTTTGCTCGATACGCGACTCATGCCAATCAGGCGCAAGCAGATACGGACGGCAGTAGCCATAGCACGCAAGATACCTCTTCTCAGTCCCATAGTACATCCAGCACGGAATGGCAACACGACGCTACAGATGGGAGCACCAAATCCCACACGTCGGGCCGCTCCCAGTCCGCCATGAGCCTCATACAGGAGTACCGGCAGGCGATTATCAACGTGGACATGGAAATCGTGAGGAGCCTCGAACCGTGCTTCATGCAGATATGGGGGTCGTATGATACAATTTTCAGTAACTGCCATAACTATGGAGAATGGGAGTAATCATGGTTGCCATTAACGCTTTGATTCCACGGCAACGTTTGTTTGACGGGGTGCCCACGTCCGTTCCGTTCACCTATCGGGATGGGCTGACCACGTTGCAGTTGATTGAATGTCTACGCCATAATCTCGATATCCTCCAGCGTGATTTGAGCAAGCTGGAAGAGACCACCACTGACCTTGCGGCATCCGTGGACAAGGCGCTTGCGGATACCGTAGCCCAGCTTAACGGGGCTATGGCCGCGTTGCGCGCGGAACTGCTGGCCCTGATTCGCGAGATGGAACAGCAGGGCGCGGCAACCTCCCCGGTCTACGGCACCACGCAACCGCTCGGGGACGTGCTTGGCGGCATGTACGACAATGCGCGCAATCATGGACTGTTCTGGGGTGACTACGATGACATGCGGTTGACCGCGCAGGAGTACGACGGGTTGTCGCTTAAGGCGCGCGAGTATGACCTGAAGGCCACTGCCGTGGATAATTGCGTGCCCGGCGACTTTCCGGGCCGCTCCCAATTCCCTTACGGAAAGTCCATGCCCGAGAATCCGCCCGCCGACATGGCGTTTATCACGCAAACGGAGGCGGATGCGCGTTATGTCGAACGTAACCCGACCGCTGACAATTTTGACAGAAAGGAATAATCACCATGACCGCATCCAACCATACCGGAAACTATAATCTCTCGCAGTTCGCTGGTTCCGACCGGCCTACGTGGCTCGGTGACTATAACGGCGACATGAAGAAAATCGACGACCAACTGAAGAAAAACGCGGACGCCATCACATCCGCCGGGGGTGGGCTTAAGACCGTGGCGCACACCGCCGACCTCACCGGTGACGGCACCAGTGGCTCCCCTCTTGGCGTGGCGCCCACTATCGCCAAAAAAACCGACATCCCGGACGTGAGCGGTTTCGCCACCACCTCCGCAGTCACTTCGGGGCTTGCGGGCAAGGTCGATAAAACCGCCTCTAAGCCCTCCAAGCTCGGATTGACGGCGGCCGAACTTGACTCCATGTACAAGGACGCGGACGGCATTGTTCGCGTCGGCACCTCCGTGGCATAGAAAGGAAAAACGACAATGTCCACCACACAGCACACCGGTCATTATAATCTGCCGACGTTTGGCGACAATCCGAACGACCGCCCGTCATGGCGCGGTGATTTCACCGATGCCATGACGAAAATCGATAATCAGATGTACGCCAACGCCACTAACATCACCACGGCGACGGCGGCGGCGAACAACGCGACGGCGGCGGCGGGCGAGGCAAAAAAGGCGGCGAGCGGCGCACAGTCCACAGCCAATGACGCCGTTGACCGACTGGACGCGCTAGGCGCAACCGACGCTACGCAGGCGGGCCGGATTAAAACCAAGATTGACTCCACAGCCACCGACCTTGGCAGTTTCAAAACCACCACTAACGACAGTATTGCCGCATTGCAACGCAAGGATACGGAAACCGATGGCTCTATCGCAGGGATTAACGCCAATTTAACGGCCCTCGGCGTAAACGGCACATCAGAAGCAACTCGGTCTAAAACCAAATGGGACACAGCCGCTTCGGATGCAAAAAGAAACGCATCCAACATCACAAAGAACACGACCGATATCACTCGAAACATCAGGATTCTACGGAACTCTATCGGTTATAACGATAATATTGTGGTCATCGGTGATAGTTGGGTTGATGGGTACTATGGCGGCGCCAAGCATCCAACCGATAGCCCTGCAAACGCCATTTACGATATTCTATCTCCATCAACCAAGCAGACACTGGGCACCAGTGCCGGAGGGTTTTTCGCGGCCGGAGACAGTGGAACATTTTTGGATAGATGGAATACCGTGCCTAATAAAAGTTCTGTGGACAGGGTTATTATCATCGGTGGACAAAACGATGCCGAAAAGCTACATGACGGGACCGCCATAGCGGACATTGAACAAAAAACCATCACCACTCTCAACACTATCTCCCAAGAAGCGCCAAACGCCATTATCGACGTGTTTCCCATGTGTCTCGGCGTGGGGGAGTCAATGAGCAGGACAACTAACCAGATTCAAGGCGACCCCCGCACCATTGTATATAAAATGATCACCCGTATAAACAATATCCCCAACCTTGTGATTCATGAGGGTGCATATCGTGCTGGCGTCTGGGCCTCATACGCATCGGACGGCGGTGATGATAACGATGGCGCACATCTTAGCAAACTGGGGTACGTCGAATTTGGACACGCGGTAGGCTCCTGTATCCTGCATGGAAAAACCTTCTTCCCTACTACGGATGGCGGGGTCAATGACTCACAGCTTCCGGGGGCTTGGAAATATATCAATGTTTTCGAGACCGGCGGCATCTTGAGTATTGTCTATAATATTCAACTTTCCGGCCCCGTGTCAAATGGATTCCGTATTTTCAAGGTACCTAAGTGCCTTAAAGTAGGTGCTACTCGGTACTGGCATGATTTTAGCGACAAGTATTTTGTAAGCTTTGGAGGCGACACACTTGCAATACAAGCAGCCAACAACCTCGGCAACGGTGATATCGTGGCTGGAAGCCAATCACTGTTAGCGGGGTTCTGACATACGCCATACCCCGTCCGGTACGCCGGGCGGGGTATACTAATACCATGGTAGACGTACAAGCATGGCTGGAACGCACCCAGAACCAATATTGGGACATGGACGGGGCCTACGGTGCCCAATGCTGGGATTTATGGGCAAAGTACTGCATGGACAATTACAATCTGTCGTTAGGCGACTGCATCACCCCGACAGGTTACGCAGAAGGCAATTACACCATGTTCCCCACCACATCCGCCGTGGGGCGCGTTTTTGAGAAAAAAGACGCCGACTATACACCCGGCATGGGGGATGTCGTGTTTTGGAAATTCGGCAGTCAAAACTACCCCGGCAGCCACGTGGCCATCGTGTGGGGCGGTATCCAAGGCGACAGTATCGATGTACTAACGCAAAACCCGACGCCCGCCGTACATCAAACCTTACCGCTTGCGAAAGGGTCACAGCTTCTCGGCTATCTGCATCCCACGGCACTACCGGAACCGCCGGAATCCGGCGACAACCCGACTGGCGGTGACAATCCGGGCGTGAGCGTGGACGGCGACATCTCCGCGTGGATACAATTGCAGGGGGATGATCTCGTATATCATAGTGGCTCGGGCACGATATCATCACAAGCCATTTTCTATAAGGCAAGCGCCCAGACTTGGGTATATCGCGGCGGCACGGGTCAGCCGGACGCCGACCACGGTCAGAGCACGCCAAGCGTAGGCGACGGGAAAAGCTCATACGCGCTGTATGTAATCGGTACAGTCGAATCATCATTACGCTGGGATGCGGTCGAATCAAACAATCAGGGTATCGGTATCGCACAATGGAGTTTTGGACGCCGCTTGCAGGTTCTGAATGCAATGAGAGCGGTGGATGCTGTAGGATATGAGGCGTTTGCCGCCGCCGCGCCGGGTATCGCCGCGCTCATGGAATCAGGCGGCACATTCAACAGAGCGTTAACCGGTAGCGAAGTCGCGGCATTCCAGACGTGGGCGCGGCGCACGGGATCACGGCAGGGCCAGCGTAATCAGTTCGCAAGGGATTACGAGAGCTACCCGAAGACGTATGAGGATGCGAAAATGCAAATACTATGGGTAAGCGCCTATCATCAAAACCCGGCGGGCGCGTTGAACGTGCCTCATGCTTCATCACTTACCCAACTGTATAATAATATCCTCAATACACCCCCGTTCGGGCCGTATGGGACACGCTACAATACCGTCTACTCGCTGTTGAACGTATGGGACGGCACCAGCGCACCACCGAACTTCTGATACAACGACAGACCGGTAGATATCCACCGGTCTGTCACTGTTGTATGGTAAAATGGATGTTATGGAGAGGCTGTTAGCGGAGGGCGATTATTACGATTATGGGAGCGTATTATCCTATCATGCGCCTTGGATGTTCGTAATCGGCGCGCGCGGTCTCGGAAAAACCTATGGTGCCAAAAAACTTGTCATCGGTGACTGGATTAAAAAACGCTGGCAATTCATCTACTTACGCCGTACTGCCGAAGAACAGAAAAACAAGGGCACATGGTTCGCTGACATAGCGGAACAATACCCGGAATTGGAATTCCGCGTATCCGGGAACCAAGCCGAATGTCATTGGCTGAATGACAGGGACGCCACCACGGACAAGCACGGCAAGACACGCCCCACATGGCATGTCATGGGGTATTTTATCGCCCTCAGTCAGGCAGGACAAGTGAAATCAGTCGCATACCCCAAGGTGCGAACCGTAATCTTTGATGAAATATTCCCCGATAATATGCATTACCTTGGAGGCGAGGTCACGGCGCTTGAGGAATTCTATAATACCGTTGACCGCTGGAACGACAGGGTTCGCGTCATCATGTGCAGTAACGCCGTAACCCTCGCTAACCCGTATTTCAGCGCATTCGGTATTAACCTCAAGCCACAACTTGATAATCACACGCAATATCAACGGTATTGCGACGGATTTATCATAGTGGAATTAGCCGATTACGGCGGGTTCAGCGCCAAGGTGGCCACATCGAAATTCGGACAGTTCCTACGCAAATATGACGAAAATTATGCGAACTATGCAATCAACAACGACTTTAGGGATAACGCCAATACTCTCATTAGTGATTTTAACAACGCCGGTTATGCATTCACACTAAGAACCACCGAATACGGTATTTTTAATGTATATCAGCAATTAAGCGATACAGATGAAGTGTTGTATATCATCACCAAAAAACAGCCGAAAATCACCAGAGATTTTACGTTTGATTACCGACTGGTCGATAATGATTGCATCATGCTCAAACGCTCCGACGATGTGACGCAGAAAATACTAAACGCCTATCGTGTCGGACGATTGCGTTTTGAGACACCACAAATCAAGGCGGAATTCAGCATGATACTTGGCGGCTTACTACAACAATCAGGTATAAGAAAGTGAGGAAATATTCATGCCAGTTCGTGAGTTGATTGTCATCGGCATTGTTTTTTTATTGGCGCTGATAGACTATATTACCGGCGTGGTAAACGCAATCATGCACGGCGAACTGTCCAGTGAGAGAATGAGGCAGGGACTTGGGCACAAGTTCGCATATCTGGCGGTTATTTGTGTCGCGTTGATTGTGGAATACGGCTCGGACTACATCAATCTCGGAATCGAACTACCCGTATTCATCCCCGTATGCGCAGGTATTTGTCTGACTGAAATCACATCAATCATCGAAAACTGTATAAAAATCAACCCCGAATTAAGCGGGTCGAATATTTCCCACATCTTCAATGTTGACAAAAAAGAAAACAACGGTAAGGAAGATTAGGCAATGGATAACATCACATGGATAGGCTCCCCCAACCACTACAACGGGCGAGACGGACACCACGTAGACCACATCACCCTACACATCATGGTAGGCTATCTAACCAGCACAGACAACTTTTTTCAATCACCCGGAAGCTCGGCATCAGCCCACTACGGAATAGGCGGAGACGGCACTATCCATCAATACGTAAGTGAAAGTGACGGCTCATGGTCAGACGCCAACTACGCCAGCAACAACGGAACCATCAGCATCGAACACGAAGGCGGAATGGAGGGAGTCCCCTGCACGCAAGCCTGCATGGACGCATCCGCCGCACTCTGCGCCGATATCGCCCAACGATACGGATGGAAACGCCTATGGCACGACGGACTCAACGGAAACATCTGGCTACACCGCGAAGTCCCCGGATCCGACCACGCCGGATGTCCCGACCTCGCGCCCAACGGACTTGACGTAAACTACGTCATCAACAAAGCAAACCAAATACTACAAAACGGAGGTATCGAAAAAATGGCGTTCACAGATGAAGATATCATGAAATTCTGGACACACAAACTACCCAACGGACGCCCAGCCCGCGACATCATAAGCGACGCAACCAGCGACATCATTCGAATGCACGACAACGGCATGGTCGGCGGCCAATGGATGCACATACTACCCAACGGGCGATATGCACGAGATATCATAAGCGACGCAACCAGCGACATCATTCGTATACATGATAACATGCTCCCAGCACTGACAACACAGGTAACAGCGCTTACGGCGGCAGTCAAAACCCTATCCGAGTCAATCGGCGCAGACCCTGACACCATTGCCAAGGCAGTACAGGACGCCGTAAAAGCCAAGCTCGATGCGCTCGAAATCACCGTAAACGCCAAAGACAAGGCAGAAAAGTAGCCACACGCACAAGAAAGCCCCCTAGGTATATAACCTAGGGGGTTTCTTATATATCAGCTCAAAACTCCCACCCAGATATCGACTTCACTCATAAAACAAGGTCATCAATCACCTTAACATTATATATATGCCAACCATCACATTCACGGAGGCATACATAATCAAAATCACAGTCACCGTACACATAATCAAGAACCTCACGAAGAGCCGCCTCGGCATTAATACCGACATGAGCCCTATAAAGAATCGGATTATCTCCAGTATCAATAAAAACAGGACAAAATTGATTCTCAGACTCAATGACAACGGCCTTAACTTTAAACATTTTAATCACTCCTTATCAACACCTCTCCAACAACGACGTATCAGCCAACGCCCTCGCATCAACCAGCAT